CATGTTCAAGGGTGTTTACTAAGTTGTCAGGGTCAATGAAATCAGGGACTTAAGACCTAGGCCAACTCAGAATCTCCTGTCAAAACGCGGTCATTGGTACAAAAATTGGTACGGGATTTCCCCCTCTCACAACACATAAAAGCTCCGTGACGGCTGTACCCGTGCGGGGCTTTTTGACAACTAGAGCTAATGCTCTTAACGCTGCCTGAAAGGGCACCAGCATTGCCCCCCATCTTGTTCACGTGCTCTCCACAATTAGTTGATGCTTTGTAGTCTGGTCACGCGTAATCGCAGGCACTAGGCCCGGCCGAGAGTGGATCATCAAATATTGCTGCGTACGCTCGGTGTCAAAGACCTGATCTGCTGCCTCCATCTCGTCAATCAACTGCCGATCGACTGAGTAGTAGCCACAGTTCGGACATTTAAACTCATCAAAACCGCCTACTGGAAAAGCTTTCTCGGCGCTATCACCACATACGACGCAGACGGTGATGCTCATACGCACCTCCTTTCAAATGATCTATCAACTGTAGTTGACCCCGCCAAAATCAACACTTCCACCGCCCGGGCATGACCCGGCATAGGACGCCGCAACTCGGTGAGGGGGGCTGTGAGAAAGCCGATTTTGTGAGTGGCCGCTTATGGCCCAGAGTGTGTAAAAACGCTTCGTCAAAATTGAAGTGCGCGCGTCTACGTTAAATCTGAAATGTATCGGCACGTCAGCAGATGTGAATTTCGCGCAGAAGCGCGATTTCCAGTCCGGTTTTGAGTACCTGTCGCGCTCGAAAACGTTTTTACACAGCCTCGGCCGATTGCTGCCTACGGTGAAGGTGTAAAAAAAATTGCTGGTGGCCAGTCATCTCATCTCCTTTATAGATTCTGCGGCAACTCCCTACGACCGTCGCAGTCGCAGGATCGCATCTGTTAGCGCTCGTGCATTTGTGTCCAAGGTTTCCAAAGCCATGACTGCGTTCAGGGCGGCCTCCTCTACGCCATTCTCTGAAAACCATTTCGTGACCTCATCTAATGCCGCACGGATAGCATGCTGGTTGTGCACGATCAGTGTCAGAGCATCTGCCGTGGCGATGTTGGAGTCCGAGTTTTCAGGCATGGGATCCGTCCTGGAGTTAGAGGTTTGGAAAGTCTAGTTCATGCGACCAATCGTGACTGACCACTTTTGGCCGATTTCTGCCTGTTGCGAGGGGCAGAAAACGACCCGAAGCGGTCATTCGTAGAGTCGCTCTTGTAAGTTTGCTCGCTTATTTTCGATGCCAACTCTCGATACGTGCAATAGTGCAATCCATTAGCTCTACAATTTGGCGAGCGGTAGGTCTTCGTCCCGACATGCGCGATAGTATTTTGATCTAAGCGTTTCTAATTTACCGGCATTTTCTGGTCTAAACTCGCATTAGCATATCTCGATCAAAATACACAGGTATCAACTGAGGTTAGGTTATGTCCGATGACGGCTATGGACGCAGCAGGACAAGTATTTTTTTTCCAGTTTTTAGCATAGGGCAGGCAAAACTGGTGATTGTGTTGCTTCTCCTTTTACTGGTAATGGTCAGCGCCCTTGTGCCCGATACGGCTGAGGGGGGGTGGTTGCTGGTCCAGCAGATGATTTTGGTTTGTTACAAGGATATTGGGAGCGTTAGTGAAGGCTCAAGGTATCCATTGGTAATAATGGTTAGTTTTTCTATGGCGATTATTTTGTCATGGGTTGCTGCTATTGTGATGTCATTGACTCGTCTTCACATGCATGCTTTACAACCTATTGAGAGTAAAAGCTATCTTGTAAGGGTTTTGAGCGTTGGGTTCATGCTACTGCTTTTGTTGGTCCCGCTGTTTCAAGTGTTGCCAAGTAGTGATCTACGTTACTCATATCATGTGCTTAAGACGATGTCGGGAAATCGATTATTGATAACTGGTGGGAGCGTTGCGTATTTTCTGCTCTCTTTGACGTTTTGGGTGTGGATTTTATTTGAGTTTTCTAACTTGCTGGGCCGGAGGTCGCCAACACGTAATTGAACTCTGCCATGGCCAAGCAGCAAGTCGCTGACCGTTTGCAGCCGATCGCAACTGGCTGCTTTTGGCCGAGGCTGTGTAAAAACGTTTTTGAGTGCGATAGGTACTCAAAACCGGACTGCAAATCGCGTTCTACGCGAAATCCACATCTGCTGACGCGCACACTTCAATTTTGGCGAAGCGTTTTTACACACTCTGGGCCGATTTCTGCCTGTCACGACCGGCTGAAAACGACCCTTTACGGCCATTCACTGCTGGCAGGCACCTGCCACGGTTCATGAACGACTGGCCCTATTGCGCGAACTATAGAGTGGTCAGGGCGAGCACGCCCAACACCGGCCAGATAGAATGCAATCGCACTGACGACTTGTTAGCCGCTTTAGATACCCCCGAAATAGAAAAGCCAGAAAAGTAAAGCCTTGTCTCTATGTCCCTCATACTCCGATTCACTTTCAAGCTGCTTTCGACAATAAAACAAACTGATAATGGCTGGAATAAATAACAAGCTGAACAACCATTGAAACGCATTTGTTGATTTCAAGGTGATCGCCACAAGTAAATTAATTAGAACTATGCCAATAATGAACAGGTTATATCTAATATGTCGACGCTTCATTGAAGCAAAGCTTTCCCAATCATAAATCAGCCAGTTGTGGGAAAAATCGTCGCATTTAGGACACCTAAGGCTTGGCGGAAGCTTGTCTGCGATATAATCACAGCTAGGGCATCGAACTTTCATGGCGATATCCTGACACTCTCTCATTCGGTGGACATGCCATGTCGCGTTCCTTGTCGCAGTAAGCGCGAGATCTATCAAAGGGTAACGCGACAGGGGTGACAGCAGGCCCGACTAGGTAAAGAGGGTAGCAGGACGGCCGATTTCTGCAGCGGCTCGCTGGCCGCTGCTTAGCGACGTTTGCTTCTGCTCGAAAGCAGCTTTGGATCGAACGTCTGCTTCTGGCCGAAAGCAGTCCCTCACTTTCTCCAATGATGGATTGGGCGTAGCACTCCCCCAACGCCCCAGCCAGACAGGCTAATCCGCTGCGACTTCTTCGCTTTGTAGCAATTTCTAAGCAAGCTGCAATTACTGCCTGACATGGGCACAGCCGGTACTATGCTTGTGCTTTTATTGAAAGGAGTCGACGTCATGCCTGGTGATTATTCACTGTCGGATGTACTGGAAAGGCTGTACGAAAATCAGGAGGCTCTGCAGGCGGCTATTATGGAGTTGACCCTCCTGGTTGAGGAGCAAGGGGCGCAGGACGTGGGGGGAAATGTCCGTGGAGCACTGTGGACCATGGGTGAAAACGCCGGCCATATCAAACAAGGCCTGGCTCGATTGAAGAAATTGGACATCGGTTAACCGATTGCACACAAAAAGCCCGGCGACAGTCATGTCGAGGTGAATTCAGCTGATGGTTCTATCATTACCAGAGTCTCAGGGGCCAGTCTGGCGACGCGCCACAGGCAGCTATCGGCCAGAACCAGTCATTCGGTCTCTGAGAAACTAGGAGCGATTTAAAGTGGTGGCCGGGAAAAGCGAATCCACCACATGATCCAGTGTAATTCTATTAAAAATTATGTAGTTACAGATTATATAGCTATGCATTTTACCGCCCTGTTTTTCCCAGATTGCCGCTCTGACGCTTAGTAGGATGGCCAATATGGCCATTTAATGCTACGTATGCTTCTGCCGGATTCGGACACTCGGCGCCCAGATTGCTCTGGGCGCTTGCACCCAAACGCATGACAGGAGTTGCTAGGCATGAGGGATACCTTTCCAGTAGAACACGGTCTGTCCGCATCTGTGGCCGATGGGTTGGTCTACCGATCCGAGGGGGCGATTTCCCTCACTGATGTTCAGTACCTCGCGTTGGAGTCTGGCGTGGCGCATGGACAAAGCATGCTGGTGGTTTCTCCTACCTCAACGGGAAAGACTCAAATTGGGCTCTGGGCTATTGCTGAAGGACTGCTCGCTGGGAATAAAACAGTTTATTTGGTGACCCATCGCGCACTGGCCAAGCAGAAATTTGAAGACTTCAAAACGTTGTTGTTGGACAGATATTTGGAGAGCGATGGTGCTTCCATAGTTATTGCCACGGGGGACTACGTCGAAGATGCCACGGGACAGTATTCTGCGGCTCCTCTAAGTGCTCCTCTGGTAATTGCTACATATGAAAAATATTTAGCGCTACTGTCGGCATCTGGGGTGCCGAAAAGCATGCAAAATACGATTGTCGTGTGCGATGAAATTCAGCTGATGGGAGACGAAAACCGCGGGCAGAATGTTGAAGTCCTTTTAACACTTATGCGGAACGCGGGTTGGAAACAGTTTGTAGGATTGTCAGCAGTTTTAAAAAGCAAGGACGCCCAGGACTTAGCGAACTGGCTGCGGGTTCAGCTTATTTTCGAGCAAAAGCGTGAGAAACATTTACGGTATGAATGCTGGATTGGCGATCAGATTTATTCAGTAAGCAGTGCGAAACCTGATGTGATGGAATCGGACAAGCGACTGCCTGCTGGAGTTAAAGCGGAAACGATTTCAGCTTTAACATATCTGCTTAAGCACGATAATCCACCGCTTCCAATCATAGTTTTTTGCATGAAAAAGCAAGATACTTATGATCTTGCCGAGGCTTTTGTAGCTTCGTACCACAAGGGTAAGCAAGGACAGTTGTCGTTAGAATTTGATACCTTGCCTGAAACTTCAGCTAACACGATGCTGGCGAAGATACTGGATCTCCGAGTTGCGAGTCATAATGCGGATTTGACTGACGAAGAGCGAGGAGTAGTGGAACGCTACTTGTCAGAAAATAAGCTGGATGTTGTATTTGCTACAAGTACTTTAGCAGCAGGTGTGAATTTCCCTCTAGGGGCAGCAGTATTTGCTAATTGGGAACGTTGGGACGGCCAGCAAAGGCAGTATGTCGCAATAGATAGCGCAGAGTTCCACAACATGTCCGGGCGGGTCGGGCGTATGGGGTTTGAACATGCAGAAGGGCGTGTAATATATTTTGGTACCGGGCCGCAACGCGCATTAGCTACAAGTTATCTATCAATAGAGCAGCTTCCTGAAATCAAAGCGCGAATTGTGCCTGCTAGGTTCGGTCAGCTTTCACTGCAACTGATATCTTCAGGGTTGTGCAACAACAGAGCCGAGCTTGAAGAGCTTGTTTGCACAACGTTCAGTGCGTTAAGGGAAGAAGATAACAACTTAACTGCATTTAAGACGTGGCCGAGTAAAGTCGGGGTTGCTCTGGCCGGGTTGATTGATGCTGGCTTCGTCGTTGAAACATCTGGTGGGGACCTAAGCCCTACGCCAGTGGGGCGAGCGGTCGGGTTCAGTGGTTTGCTACCTGAAACTGGGGTGTTTTTAATCAACTTTCTGTCTAGGAAATCACTTTATTTGGCAGAGCTCATTGGGCATCTTGAATCGGCGGATCTCAAGTCCAGGCTAGAGATGCTTATCTTTTCCGCATGCTTATCCAGCCCTGAGTTTCGTCCGAGAAATGGAGTTAAACCTACTCGGTTTCTGCCTTATCAGTTGAAAGATCCCATTTATGATGCGCAGCACCTCGCAGATGACCTAATGGAATCAATTTGGCAAGTTGATCCAGTACCTACTAATGCGGCATGGTTGTGCCAGAAATGGACTAGCGGTGTTGAGATTAGGGCAATTGAGCGTGAAGTTAAATCTCTGAGTGCTGGCGCTGTCAAAGAAATGAACAGAAACCTATCCTGGGTCCTACAGGGCTTAGCTGGGATAGCTATGTCCGCCGCCGATAAGCGCGTGCCGCCAGTTCTTCGTCCGCCACAATTAAGAGTGGATGATACTTTGCTGCGAGCTATATCTAAGCTGACGCGCTACATTCGAAGATTAGCATACAGAGTCCAAGAGGGATTGCCGGACGACATTCTCTGGATGACAGGGGTATCTGCGACGGGTAGTACTTTAAAGCTGTATAGGCATGAAATGTTACTCTTGAAGTACCATGGAGTCACAACGCCGCAATTGCTTATGCTTGGCAGTCCTGAGGCGAATTCAGCAAGAGTTTTAGCTTTTGTAAAATCTAAACCTAATGCGCAAGCTAAAGCAAATTGGGTACGAGACGCTTGTCGAGATTGGAAAGTTGACCAGCGGAAGCGAATGTCTGTTAGGCATCTAAAACGAGCTAGCAGATGCGATAGCAAGGTTCTAATTGAGAACTATTATGAGGCAAAAGGTGATGCGTTTGAAGTGGCGTTCGAACAGGTGCTTGTTCAGCTAGGTGTAGCGTTTGAGAAATTAGATGACAAGACAAAAACTGGCGCGCCCGACTATCTAGTCAAATTCTTCGATTCGCCTTCGGTTGTGGTCGAGCTAAAATCGAAAGAGGGAGATAAGCTTGTCGATTACAATAAAGCGGTTGAGGTTTTAGCGGCCTCCGAAATTCATAGCTTTAGAGATTGTTTTTGCGTGACTCTTTGCCATCCCGGAGTAGATCCGAGTGTGCCACAACAAATTGCATCCTGTGGCCGGTTAAGCGTAGTTGAAAGCGGGGATTTGGGTGAGGCTCTATTGCGATTGTGCGAGGGAAGCCTAACACAACAACAAGTGTGGCAGTGGCTCTGCACTCCAGGGCAAGCCGTCGCAGAAGATCTGCCATTTCGTTTGTATAATTGATTAGTTTCTAAGAGAAATTTGTGAGACCTATAGCCCTGCTATTTCTAGTAGGGCTGAAGGCTTTATATCTAGTGCTTCGGCGATCTTGATGACGTTCAAAATTGTGATGAATCGCCCATGGTTTCGTGGACATTTCCGACTGACTGCTTATGGCCGATTTCAGCCTGTCGCGACCGGCTGAAAGCGGCCAAAAACGGACGCAAACGATTAAGCTAACGGGCGGCCGAAAGCGCAGCTTTTGGATGTCCAGCTCACGAAGTGAGCGTCAGCCGCGGCCCTGCCGGAGGGCCGAAGGCCCGGAGGCAGGGACGTCGGCTGGAACCTTCGCTGCGGCGAGGTGCTACCCGCGGCTCAACTAACCGCTGATCTGAACCTCTGAGGACGCTCATGGACTATGGATGGAATCCATCGTCCATCCACTGCTGAAATTTGAGCAGGCTTTCTTCGCTCCAAGAAGGTCCTCCCTTCGGCATCCGATCGGAAGGGTCAGTGCTGGAAAGCCTGGAGAATGTATACCGTGCATGCCAATGGTCGGCGTACACGTCACTGCCGGTCGGATCACACATAAATACCGCATCGGCCAAGGGCCAATGCCTCTTATCCATACAACCGAGATCTTTTTCTCGAAACAAAGGGACGATATCAGCGACGTACGAAAGCATATTAATCACTCTCCTTGGCATCCCATTCAAAGTGATGCTCTTTACGGGCGTTCGTAATTTGTTCCGGGAACTCGAGGTCCGTCGACCATGCGAAGTCTGCCGGGAAGTTGTTGCGGATTCGCGATCGACCCAGCTGAGGGAAATGCTTCGCGTAGTCGGCTCGGCTTTTCTCGGGAATCGGCGGCTGAGGTCTATCAGGAAGGAGCCAAATGCTGTCTGCGAAATCCACTTTACGAGCAGGCGAGATGCTGGTGGCCTCCGACCATGTAATTGAGTATTGGTGACAGCCAATGCAGTTTGTCTTGTCGTTGTTGATTTGCCGTTCTACGTAAGGATTACTACACCAACTGGTGACCTTATCAAAAGGCGGTGAACTCGCTTTCGCCGCCGACGACATTGCGTTAAAGCTCCCTTTGATTGATGCCGCGAGAGACGGATAGTCTTTCTCGTAGCTTTTCCACGGAGCGGGATCCATCTCGTTGAAGGCACTGGTCACACACATCTTGTAGTTTCGCCAGACCCCTTGGTTATATCCGTTGATAGATGCCGGACGATCCGCGCCGAAGTCATTGTTGGGCTGAGGATCCCACCACAACGTCACCCAGATCCATTCGCGCGTGTCCTTGGTGGAAAAATGGATTGCGTTGAGGCCGTAGGTACCCCCGTCATTGGTTTTTACCGAGTACATCGTGCTGGTCGAACGTGCCGCCGACTTACCGGGATTCCATTTTCCGTTCAGCGAACCCAGCTGACGCTCAAGCGCCGGCCCCGAGGTGTCGAAAGCCCGGTCCTCGCTACCATCGTCAATCGATGACCATTGCGTCTTGACCATTACTGCGCTTCGAGGAAACTCGTCGAAGCAGTAGGAAAACTGTGATGCTGTGCGGGGTGGTGTGTCCGCAGTCTCTCTGCGCAATGCACAGCCCTCAATACCACGCGCCTGCGTTAGTAAGTGCTCAACGAAGCTCGGGCTGAACATTGTGAAGCCTTGCCCGAGATGCGCCCGCTTTCCAGTTGGATCAGGCTCCTCAAGGTTCTTCAGCTGTAACAATGTCTGATTCATGTTCGCACGAGTGAGGCTTTCGCCCAGATCCTTCGTGGAATACTCGACCAACGTCCGCTCAGCGATCTTCGTCTCACGATCGCCACAGCTACTCTCACGACATTTCTTGAGATTGTCGACATACAAATCGATGACCGAATTGACTTCAGCGTTCTCAGACGCGCCCTCATACCACGTGTGCCACAGCGGCACGTCGATGGTCATGCCATCGACCTGCAGCTTTTGAGGCGCAAGCATCGATTCGACAATCTTCCAACCTGCTTGCCGCCTTTGCGACATGTCACGTTCCAGGCGGTCGAAAAGAGCCTTAGGATCTTCATCGATGGGCACATAGTCTGCACCGCGTTTAATTGCAAGACGTCCCTCTCGGTCCGCCTCTGTCGTGCTTGTTCCCGGAGGGGGCAATGCGCTAAGTATCCGTACCGGCCCGGTTGAGCTCGCAGACTCTTGCGCCCCCCCTCGCGACTCTAGTGCCGCGGCTGAAATTTCGGGCTTATCGCATCCCGCCAATGTCGTTAGCGCTACTACCGCACAAAAATGAATGCTCAGGTTCCGGAACATGCTGATTCTCCCTTTCCTTCATATTCGAACTAATGCGTTCCACTGCTCAATCAGCGTGGTCCATTCCGGGACGAGGAGCGGCCCAGAATTGCTCTCAACTCCGATTTCCGGAGGGACCGCAGTCTCGTCGTCGGTATGTACCGCAATAACATGTGTATCGGAGTCATCCTGGACAGCTCCAAGCAGCACCGGAGCACCACTCGCTCCTCCCAAAGTGTCGACGGTGTAAAACAGTCGACCCTCGATCACTCCAACCGAAACTCCAGACGCTCGCTGTTGGGTAGAGTGAACGGCTCTTCGCCGAGAATATCCGCTGATCGTCAGCGGCTCGCCTCCGACGATGACCCGGTCGTTGATGCCGTACGTGAACCAACCGACGACGCGCCCTAGGTCGTCGTCGAGATGGATTGCGCCAATGTCTACATTCCGTCCGGGCACTTTCTGCCACGCCTTCGTGGCGGAAAAGCGATTTGCATCGTAGCTCCCGAACGGGGCTTCGCTCCGATCACGGCCTGGAGTGACCGATATTTTCGTCGCCCATCCGAGGCCTTGTTGATGATCGAACACACAGTGGGCAGCGGTGACGACGAGAGCTGGGCCCGCCAGCCAACCCGTGCCATAGGCGGGAGCGTCTGCTCCCGGCCACCAGATCTCGAGGGAGCAAATCATTCGCCACGGCGCGCTAACGGTGCTGGCTACAGGGTCCCGATCATCATCGCCAATGATACTTTTGGTATCGAGACCAAAAAAACCGACGCCCTGTGGTGAAACTGCGTCAGACATCAATTGGTTGTGTGACGCATCTCTATCACTCACGGGCGATAAATCCGTGCCGGAACTGCGATTAGCAACATCTTTTCTAGGGCGCCAGTTGGAGCACGACTGCAAACTCGACTTCATAGCAACTCCGTTAGCCACCAGCCGCCCATCACACGTTTGAACCGCCCCGACTTTCCCGCAGGCCCCTTCCCTTTAGGAGGATTGAGCGATGAGCAAGTCACCGAAGAATTTTAAAGAAATATTCCTAATCCGGCAGTTGAAGCCGATGCTTTATCTATCTCCTTCCTATTATATATGCCAGCAATGAACTTATATTCCATGTACACCGACCCTTTATCTGTCTTTACTGTCAAGCCATTAGAGCCGATGCTTTGAAGAATCCCTCTAGCACCCGCACCACCTTCGGACGTGTAGTAGCCACTACAAAGAACTACACTCAACTCTTTACCAACGCCAACCCAATCCGTCGCAAGAGCCTTTGCATCAGCACTATCCATCGCACTAACCTCCTCCATATTTATAGCCACAGAGTAGTCCAATAAAAAAATCATCCACCTGTTATAAATGACAACTTTAAGAATTTTTCAGAGCAGACCATGTGCCGAATAATTATAAGGCGATTGCAAGAGCCGAGTGCAATTACAGTTATTTAATGGAAGTTTTGGGCATCAAGGCTCACAACAATGGCCTCTTGCATCACTTGCCCCATGACTTCGATTGGACAGTTGAAATCGAAACGTTTGTGCAAGACGCATATTCAATTGCAGGCATCTAGGTTTTCCTGGCTATGTACTGACAAGTCAGTCTCCTAGGGCAACTATTGACGGTCAGCCCCGTTGATATTCACGTTACTGCCGCGCTGCCAGGGCTGTGCGGGTCACAAAAATAGATCGCCACTCCGGTCTTCTGGGTGATTTCGACGTGCTGCGCCATCTTCCTACCTTGGTCATAGGTCATGCTTTTACGCATCGCCAGCGTCATGCGATTGAGCACCGCACTGAAGCCTCCATCGCAGATGGTTGCCCTCGTATCGTTCATTTTCATCAGCATCAAGTAACCACAGGTGTCTACAAACGAGGCGTTGGCTTTGCCCCTAATCAGATCGCGCTCCCAATGCCCTGGCATCAACCCGTCTTCAATCTCGCGTGATCAGCATGTGAATACTGATCATCTGGGGATCTGGCCACGCCGATCCACTCCACCAGAGCATGGCCTGGGGCGGTCCTACCTTGGCGTAGGCAGATGATCAGCTCCTTGCGAAGCTCACCGACCGGCAGGGGTGAAGGTGTCTACAACTATCTCGCACTCCCTAGCCTCATGCCGACCGTACATCCCTAGAATCCTACACCTCGTCGCCTCTTACTCACCCCAACCGTGCGATTCCGATTACTGTATATAAAAACAGTATACGTCCAGCGAAGACTCTTCCATGAATTTCGACCAGGCTAAAGCGCTAAGACTTCAGCAGTGGAACTCGACCCTCGACGACCACGACTTTCGAATGCAGAACCCCGAGGCGCACCGGCAGCACCTTCACTCCATGACATCCACTTTGCTCGCCGAAGGACTGATCAACCCGCTCGAGCAATACGATATGAATGAAATGGCTAACGCCGCGTACTGGCATGCCGTGGAAGAATTGCAGAGCCATCCTGTCCGCTATTGCGGCGCATCATCCTATGACGTTGTAGCCTGCAACGGCTCCCTGACACTGGGGGAAATCGGGCGAACCATTTTTATGGCGAGAAGGGACAACCTGGCCGAAGTTCGAACCACCTACGATGGCAAGGTCTATTGCGGCGGCTCCGGGGTAAATCTCGTTTTCAACCCATCCGGTGTCACTGCACGCATCGAAGGCCTTACGCTGATCCTGCCCGATGGCCGACAGTTCGACCTCATTGAGACAGGTCGGATGATTCTCGGGGTTATCTACAAGCCGATTGAAGACTCCGATATTTATCGTGCCTTGGTCGACGCGGCGCAAGTCGCGCTGGAAGATCGCGATCTGAACATTTACGAAAAGATGCGGCCGTTTATTGATCTGGCCAGGTTCAAAACCTGCCCCGATTGTCTCGACCGCTTTGACCGAAGAGACGACTGCACTGCCTGCTCCGGACAAGGCTTCGTCATTAAGCATCCGAGTGCTGGTCTACGCTGAAAGCACAGCTGGAGGATCTGACCATGTGTGGACGCCTTTCCCAGTACCGGGGCATTCACGACTTCGTCGCGGCGCTCAGCATGCCAAACGCACTAATTAACTATACTGGCGACCAGCCTTTCGAGCGCTATAACGCTGCGCCGTCCACGCAGCTCGCCCTTTTACATCAAGAAGGTCAATTTCTGCGGGCTGACATGGTTCGCTGGGGATGGCGGCCGCATTGGGCCAAAGACCGCGCAGCGCCGATCAATGCCCGGGTTGAGAAAGTCGCTCATGGTCCTTTTTTCAAAGCGATCTGGCCGCACCGAGCAATCATCGCCATCGACAACTGGTTTGAATGGGTAGATGAAGGCGGCCCAAAGAAGCAACCCTACCTGATTCGTCACCGTGACCGAACTCCGATCCTCTGTGCTGCGATCGGCCAATACCCCAGCGCCGAGCATGAGCCAGGCGAGTATGACGGCTTCGTCATCATCACCGCCGACAGCGCCGGCGGCATGGTGGACATCCACGACCGTCGGCCGGTAACGCTGTCGCCTGAACTGGCCCGGGAATGGCTGGACCCGGCCACGCCCAATGAGCACGCGGAACAGATGGTACTGCTGCAGGGGGAGCCAACCGAAGCATTCGAGTGGTTCAGGGTCGACAGGGCGATTGGCAATGTCCGCAATCAGGGTGCCGCATTGATCACTCCGACTTCACCACTAGACCCATGATCTGCCCGATTATGGCGAAATATGGTTTGTGCATGATTTCCACTTTTCGTGTAATAAACATTTTAACTGTTCATCACTTAACAAATCATTCACCTCAGTAAACACAAGCCCTTCACCCCGCCAACATATAATAACAAGCATCACCCACCAACTAACAAATATTCATGATTTCCACTTTTCGTGTAAAAAACAGATATCGCGACCTTCCATAAAGCAGCGTTCAATGCATACCCGCCGTATACACCCATTGCCCACATCCCCAAATGCCGTATACCCCCTTAGCCCTATACCAAAGAAGGACGTCACGTCGCATACACCTTTTGACCCGGGGATAATGTACCCAGACAAATATTAACTAACTCCCAATAATTCTCGTCTCGCCATTGACGAACACCGTATTTAACAACTAGTTTAAAAACAGATTCACTTTCCGCCCACAGCTACCGCGCCATTAGGCGCGGCATGTTTCTTTGCGAGAATAAAAAAATGAATGTGCTGGCTCTTCTAATGGCAACTGTTGAGTTTCTTATCAAACTCACCGAGCTGTTGCAGCTTTGGGGTATTGGTTGCCCAGGATTCGCGCCATGGTGATCAGAACAATCCGCCCAACGCAGCCGGCTCCCAATTCATGATCACCAGCTCGCCGCTCACCTCGGCCTTCCCCTGCCGTTGGTTGGTGGTGGTGTAGCGGATGTCCAAGGTTTCGAAGTGAAAGCCTTCGAACACGCGACGGATGTCCGGGTGGTCGTTGATGCTAACCATCACCTTGCCTTTGCAGCGCCGCATGAAGTCGGCCATCCGCTCGTAGTTCTCGAACGGAAAGTCCACACCATAGCCAGCGGTCTGCCAGTAAGGCGGGTCCATGTAATGGAAGGTATGGGCACGGTCGTAGCGCTCGGCGCATTCCAGCCAGGGGAGATTTTCAACGTAGGTGCCGGACAGGCGCTGCCAGGCGGCCGAGAGGTTCTCCTCGATCCGCAGCAGGTTGATGGCCGGGCCCGTAGTGGCGGTACCGAACGTCTGCCCGGTGACCTTGCCGGCGAAGGCATGGTGCTGCAGGTAAAAGAATCGGGCGGCGCGCTGGATGTCGGTGAGGGTTTCGGGGCGAGTCATCTTCTGCCACTCGAACACCTGGCGCGAGCTGAGCGCCCATTTGAACTGGCGCACGAACTCTTCGAGGTGGTTTTGCACGACGCGGTACAGCGTCACCAGGTCGCCGTTGATGTCGTTAAGGACTTCGACCGGTGCCGCCTGGGGTCGCATGAAGTAGAGCGCGGCACCGCCGGCAAAGACTTCGACGTAGCATTCGTGTGGCGGAAAAAGTGGAATGAGGCGGTCGGCCAGGCGGCGTTTGCCGCCCATCCAAGGAATGATGGGTGTAGACATTGAGAGCAAGACCTTTACTGTATGGATAAACAGATGCTAGGCTCGCCGCGCTTCGTGCACGGAGTAAGAGCCTAGGCTGGACTTGCAGGGCCAATCTGCAGGGACGGCGGCCGGGTTGGATGTTGACGCATCCACTCCGGTCGCTCTTTTTCACTTCGGTGTTGAGACTTCTTTGGCATAGGCCTGACAGGCCGCCAACGCGATCAATCCCTGGTCGCCGGCATCGGTGATGCCGATAATTCGTTGAGCATGCGCTGGGTCAAGTTGGGCTCTTGTGGCGCCATAAACCACGCCGCCGGTTGCGGTGGCGGCTGACACTGTGCCGCTACTGGTGTCATCGGTGGCATCGAGTAGGACTGACAGGCGCAGATCAGCAGTGGCAAGGCGGTCGCGCAGGCGACCTTGATCACGTTGGACATCGCTTAGAGCTCGGTAATGGATTTGTTCACTGACTGAAAGCCGCTGCTCCAGAGCCAGACGTTTGTCCTGCTCGGCTTGTTGCTGCACTGCAGCGGCCAGAGTCAGTTGATTGAGACTTTCCGCCTGCAGGCGGGCTTGTTGCTCAAGCTGTCGGCCATAGCGCCAGTCCTGAACCTGCCAAGCCAACATGGCAGAACCACCGGCCAATACGGCCAGTAGCACGCCGATGCCCAGCAACCGATACGGCGCCGGGATTAGGTCGAAGAGACGCATAACACTGCCCTCGCCCGCTCCCACAATTGCAGCCGATCCGCTAGGCCATTGAGACCACCGTTGATCTTGCGGGTAATCGCCTCGAACTCATCCCGATCCGCCAAGGCGTTCAGTTCGCGTACCCACCAGAACCACGCGGCCGACTCGGCAGCCCATTGCGGCAGCTCGAGCAACTCCGGGGTGCGCAGCAATCGCTCGTCGCCGAACAATGCCAAGCTGCAGCGCAGGTAGTTGTTGCGGCCGGTGATCTGGATCAGCCCACGTCCGCGATAGCGCTGGCCATCACCGTCCGGCTCTGGGGTGTTGCCCAGTTTCACGGCCAGATTGCCGGTGTCGTACTTGCTCAGGTACTGATCGCCACCCAGTTCGCGGACGTACTGCAGTTGGCCGGACTCGTGCCCGACCTGAGCCAGAAATGCGGCCCGCCGCTTCGGCGTAGTGATTTGCCGATGAGCCATGGCGGTGTTGAGGGCGGATACAAAAACGCCCGCTTGGCGGCGGGCGTTCGGCATGATGAGTTGCAGCTGTTGCTCGGTTAAGGACATACAAACTCCAGGCATAAAAAAACCGCTCTCGGCGGCTATGGGTTCTCTATAGCGTTACTTCAGGGACACGACTTTGACCGGCTTCGCCTCCTTCTTCTTTTTCCTGCCCTTGGCTTTGGCCTTGCCGTTCTTGCCGCCATTGCATTCGACGGTGGTCGACCAACCAGCTTGAGTGTAAACCTGCTCGACCGAATCAATCAGGTATTCGCCATCGAGCCCGACCTTGAAACCCTGGGCGTTAATGGACCGCTCGGCAAACAGGTCCGTGCGCCCGGGCATTTCAAACCGAACATCCGCGCTCGAGCGGTTGAACGCCGCCAAGCGCGCCTTGGCCGCCGATTCCGCGGCGGTCTTGTTCGGATGAATATGCCGATCGGTATGCACTGCCGGCAGGCCGTCCGGCACGTCGTCATTGTCCAGGGAGACGACCGCGAGCTTGCCGGTCTTCTTGTCCTGGTGCTTGGTGGCCACCGCCTTGTGCGCGCTGCGATCCCCAAAGCGAAACTGCCAGCGACTGACGTCACTGCGGGTCAGGGTGATGGCCCCGAACGCTTTGCCGCTGGCCGTCTGACCGCCTTGGCGGGGCATCACCAACAGCTTCCCGTCGCCCACCTTGGCGGTACAGTCGTATTGCTTGGCCAGGCGCGTGATGAAGTTAAAGTCGGATTCGCTGAGCTGGTCCGCCCGGGCGACCTTCGTCGTGACCGGGCACACCGGTTGCCAGCCATTACGCGTGGCGACATCGCTGACGATCTTGGACAACGGCACGTTCTCCCAGCTACCGCTGCGGATGGTCTTGCCGCTGCCGCGCATGTCGCTGGCCTTGCCCTTGATCACGATCACATCCGGCGGACCGGATACCGTGACCTCGTCCACCACATAACGCCCCAGGCGCGCCAAGCTCGTCTCGGCATAGCCTAGGTAGATCTCGATGCCAATGCCCTTGCGGGGCAGCGTCACCAGCCCGTCGCGGTCATCGATGCGCAGTTCGAACTCGTCCGACTCCATGCTGGGCTTGTCCGTGGTGCTGAGCTGCAACAGCCGATCGTTGATCAGGCTCGTGATATCGGCACCATCCGCCACGATACGAAAGATGGGCGTCATGAATTTTTTCCAAAAAAAACCCGCACAAGGCGGGCAAGAAAGAAAGTAAGGAGTTTGAAACGATGAACGACGCGAGTGTAGACCATCAATCCCATAGCGTTACCTGCTCCGTAGCGGGGGCCAGCAGATCCGGCAGCGTGATGACTACCCCGGCGCGATAGGGTTGAGGCTCGTCAGCCAGCCCCTGATTGGCATCAAGGACCGCCTCGACACTGCCGACCAGATGGCCGTAGTAGTTGTGACAGATGGTGTCCAACAAATCCCCGTCAGACGTTCTGCATGTCGTCGCCATAGCGCACAAACTCCAGCGTGAACCCTTGTTTGCGCGGGATGCCACCCTGCATCAGCGCGCTCTGTTCTTCCTCAATGCTCTTGAGGCACCAGTTCCCCAGCACGTCGCCATAACCCGTGACCAGGCTCAACGGTTCAAGCCTGGCGCCGATCGCGCGCAACGTGTCGAGCTGCTTCAGGCCACCCTTGAACCCCGGAAAGATCGCGCCCTTGAGCGTGATCTTCTCGTCACCCATACCCACGGCTTGCTGCGCTGGCCGGCGCGACAGGCGCTCCTGCGAGGCCCAGCGGAATTCGGTCGAGCGTCGCAGCTCGTCAAAGGCCGCCGTGTCGAGGTTGAAGAAATACGGCTGCGCCTTGGGGTCTTGGGGCTGGATGATCAGCAAGTGCGGGAACGGCTTCACCGCCTCCGGCGCCGGCGTCGAATCCGTGGCAAAGGCTCCGGTGGGCACGATGTTGGCCAGCGCCGGACTGGCCTTGCCGGCGATCTTGTTGATCGCCGTCGCTGCCTTGCTCGCCTGTTCCTTCAGCACCCCCATGCGCTCGTCGATCTGCGACAGCGCCCGGGTGGCCGTGTTGTACGTGGCCACCACCTGCCCGACCTTTGCCTGAGCCGCATTCACCCCGCGCATGACACGCTGCAGCTTGGCCCCGATCGCGGGGCCGACAAAGGGCAGCCCCTCCAGCTCGGACGTCGCGCCGGTGATTTCTCCGATCGCGCCATTCACCGGCCCCAGCATGCCGTCCAGGCTGCGCCGACCGGTTTCCCCTGCCGAAGCCAGATATTTCAGCCCCGACTGTAATTGCCCCAATGCTTCCATGAGCCCTCCTGATTAAACGTGCGGCGCGTCAAAGAGCTGAGCGCTCCCCATTTGCTTGGCCATGTCGCGATAGTGCTGATCGAGCAACGGCTTGAGCTGACCGTATAGCTGCGCCGCATCCTTGACGTCACCGTTGACCGTCAGCGAAAACGGCGCCTGAATGTCCACCTTGGATTCGATCTTGGCGGGCTCCGACTTCGCGGCCGGCGCCAGGACCTTGGCCAGCGGCCCCACCCCGGCATCAGCGCTGGCCGGCGGCAACATCATGGAACGCGCGGCATCACCGGGCTGCGTTTCGGCAGCGGTGGCAGCGCGTGCGGGCACAGCGGCAGCCGGCATCACCGGAGCACCGCCATGGGCCATCACCAGCGACCCGGCCACTGGCGCGGCGAACGACTTGGCAATGCCACCCATCACCGGCGGGATGTCCTTGCCGGCATTACTCATCATCAGCGGCCCGGCGGCCGGCATCCGCTTCAGCTCGTCGGGCGTGCCAAACATCGACTTGCCGATTGCACCACCCAGCGCGTCACCGCCCTGGCTGCCGAGATACCCCCCAATCAAACCGCCGACAAAGGTGCCAATCACCGGCAACACCGCGGTACCGATCGCCGCCCCAGCGGCGGCACCGGTCAGCGTGCCCGCCAACCCGCCCGCCGCTGCGCCGTAGCCCTCGGCCTTCTCGTCCTGCGTCTCGGCGTTCTGATAGGTGTCATAGGCCTTGTAACCGGCCTCAGCGACCGCGAACACCGCCGCGCCTTTGACCACATTACCGACACCACCCCCACCACGCACGCCGCCGCCCTTGCCGCCCGCCCGGCCTTTTTTGCCCTTTTTGCCTTCGCCGCCGGCATCGAGGTCGCCGCCATCCAGCCCGCCGGCGCCACCGGCGGGCATGTTGGTGACGATCACCTTTTGCGGGATGTTGGGATTGCCCATCAGCGAGCCGCGCCCGAGGTTCATCAGGCCCTTGGCAATCTTGAAGCTGCTCATGGCGGTCTGAAAGCCGATCACGGCCGCGACGGCCGCACCGATGCCCGTCACCAGCCGGGGCGACTCATCGGACAGTTTGGCGAGGCCTTGCGTGACGGAGGTCACGCCGTCGACCACCGCGTCAGTCACCGGCCGAAAGGCATCACCAATGCCACGCATGGCATCGTCGATGCCCTGGACCATTTCCGCCTGTTTCTGCGCGGACGACTGCCGACGTTCCTCAAGGTTCTTGTCCAGAATCCCCGTGGCGCTGGCCGACTCGCTTTTCAACTTCGCATACAGATCCTTGTTCTGCATGAACGCGGTCAAAGCGCCCTTGACCTGCATGTCGGCGAACAGATCGCCAGTGCGCAAGGCCTGCTCCAGGGAAGCAATCATGGCCTTGGCTTTTTCCGGATCGGTCTCCTGGCTGATCTTGGCCGTGGCTTCGGCCATGGCGGCGGCCTTCTTCGGATCGGTCGCCGCGATGTATTTTTGCGCCAGCTCAAAGCTGGATTCCAGCGTGGACTTGCCATTCTTCAGGCCGGTGTTCATCGAGCCCTGATAATCGATCCCGGCCTTTTTGTAGGCCTCGACGGTGTCACCCGAACCGATTTTTTCCATCCAGTTCTTGAGGTTGTTCGCCGCCTCATCCGAGCCGCCGGCGGTCTTCATTTGCACTTGAAGCATCGCGCCCAGCTGCGTCACCGAATCCATCCCAGTGATGCCCAGCTTGCCCATGCCAGCCAGCAGCTCAGGGAACCAGCGCGCCATGTCGGCCGCCTCGAAGCTGCCCGCCTGCCCTTGGTAGGCGATCGCCTCCAGCGCCTTTTGCATCATGGCCGGATCGGTGATTTTGGCGTTCTGCCCCAGGGCGTTGATCATGCGCGCGGTTTCGCCGCCGTCCGCCCCCTGCCCCACGGAAAACTTGGCCGCCGTTGGGGCATATTGCAGGGCCTTGTCCAGCTCCATGCCGGCCCCCACCAGCGCGTTGACCACCTCGGCCACCTGATTGCGCGCCATGCCGGTGTCGCGAGACGTGTCGATCACCGTCCGGGACAACTTCGCTTCTTCGGGCTTGTTGGCAATGTTGGCCTTGATCGCAATGTCACGAATGATCGCGCCATAGTCCGCACTGATCTTCGCCGGGAGCGCCAGCGCGGCCGTGCCGGCGACCGCCTGGCCGACACTGCTTCTCAGCCGCTGCTTGCCCTCATCAAGCTGATGGTGACCTTTGGCTTTCAGCTCGGCCTTGGCGGCCGCCTGCCCCATGGTGCTATAAGCCTTGGCCAGATTGCGGACTTCTACGCCTTGCTTCTTCAGGCTGCTGAGATTGCTTTCCAGCTGTTTCAGCAGCGCGCCGGCGCCCTTCTCGCCCGCCATGTGCGCCTTGCGCCATTCATCGCGCAACCGCATGGTGTCGCCAATGGTCTTTTCCAGCACCCGGGCTTTTTTGCCTTCGGCCTCCAGGCGCTTGATGCGACTGGTGACATCCTTGAACGCGGAACCCACGGTGGAGCTGACCGCCCCGCCAATGACCAGGCCGAGCGCGAGTTTGTTCGCCATGTACTTGCCCTATACGTCGGGTCGATCAAACAGCGGCTCAATCCGTGAGCCACCAAACCATCTCTGAAAAGGGCATGACCGTAATCTCGGCGGCAGAGAAACCGGTCTCTTTTGCCAAGCGCTGGGCCGCCATCTTCAGGGTGGTCGCGTTAAACGTCGTCTTCTTCGACCAGGCGAAAATAGCCCGCCGATAGGCGCTGATAGTCCTTGTATTTCAGGCTCAACAATTCCGCCTCGGTGAGCCCCAGCAAGCTGCTGAACAGCGACAATTCCTGTTTTTCATAGTCGCCATTGCCCGCCACCTTGGAGGCGCGCCAATCCATGACGCTGGGCGCACGCATCATCAGCTTGTCGGTCAGGACACCACTGATCAGGGTCTTGTATTTGAGCGTTACGGTAACGCCCTCATCGCTCAGCTTGAGCCAGCTCGGCAATTCTTGGTCTTGGGTTACTTGGGTCATGTGCTGTTGTCCTTAGAGGCCGAGGGCCGAGCGTTCAGCGGCAGCTTGGTCGACACCGTCGACCACCATCACCATGTTGAGTGGGTCGATTTCGTACATGACCCGGCCGTCGATCTCCAGCTTGTAGTAGACCAGCTTGACCGCGTGCTTGATTTCGGCCTTGTCGGCCGGTTTCCAGTCGCCCATGTCGACCTCTTTGATGCCGCCGCGCATAGTCACAATAACCGGCGTGACCACGCCCCGCAGGCCCTTGAAGGCACCGCGGAACACGAGATTGCAAGCGGTCTGATCGGCTAGGCCGAAGTACTTCAGCGCCTCGCGGCGCACGCCGTTGGTGGTAAACGCCGCTTCCAGCTTTTCCAGCCCCATGGCGATTTCGACCGGCGACAACATGCCGCCGCCCTGATAGTCGTCGGTCTTTTGGG